ATTGTGGTCGGAAGAGACCCTAAAAACGGTATGGCATATTATGTTGGGATGAAGGCTGGTGCTGGAGAGGTGTGTGCCATAGTTCATGATGAACGCCACCTATCTAGATGGGGTAAAGACAGATACTTAGTATATCTTGATACCGATAACACTCAGGTGTTATGGAAGTCTATTGATGAGATGCCGTGTATGTTAGAGTTTGATTGTAATTTTTAAGACATGAAAACTCTTCACGTTTTTGTCGTTGAGCTTGAAAAGCAAATAAACGACACTATAAAGACCGATTCTGGACTTGAGCTTTTTATAGACACTAGGTTTGAGAATGGTCAGTTTCCTAATAGGGTGACATCTGGTCCAGTTGTTTCGCCGCCTATTAAATACAATACAGGTGTAGAAGTTGGCGATGAGTTATACTTTCATCACTTGGTTGTTTTAAATGAAGGTCAAAAACTTACTGGAGAAGACAATCATTTCTTTGTTAATTATAGCCCAGATGTGGCCTTACATAATCAAGCTATAGCTTATAAAAGCCAGAAAGATGGCAAGATAAGATGTCTTGCAGGATGGTGCTTATTAAAGGCTTTGGAGCAGGAAGAAGCTAAAGATTCTGTTATTGAGGTGGTTTCCTTAAAAGAGGACTTACCTACAAAAGGGAGAGTTGCATATCTATGTAAAGAAGGTGAGGAATTAGGAGTTAAGCCTGGAGATGTAGTAGGATTTAAGCAGAATAGAGATTATCGTATAAAAATAGACGGCACTGAATATTTCCGTGTCCGCGCAGAGGATCTTATGTATGTCGAAGTCTAAGTTTACAACAATAGAGGCAGCTCAGAGGTTAATGACGAGTATGGAGATCGCGATAAATAATATGATCGACGAGATTAAAAAACCTGTTGACCCTGAAATTAATGGTAGCGCTCGAAAAGCAGAGCTTCAATCTATAAAACAAACGGCTACAGACGCTAAAGAACTCATCATTGAGAGACAGAGATTGGAGCAGATGATAAAGGATCTAAATGAAAGCGGTTCTATAGAACAATCTAAAGACTACTCTGGCGGTTTTGCGGAAAGATTTTCTAAGTAACTTTGCAATATGCGCATATCTAAAAGAAACTACAGAAAAGAGTACGATAAATTTCAAGCATCTCGACAGCAGAAAAAAAATAGAGCAGCAAGGAATAAGCGTAGAAGAAGGTTTCTTAAAATGGGTTTGGTGAAGAAGGGTGACGGCAATGACATACATCACAAAGGCGATAAAGTAAAAATAATGAAGGCTTCAAAAAATAGAGGCATATCTGAAAAGTCTAGATTAAAAGGATCTAAACGTAAATAAATTAAATAAAATGGCTGATTATAGATGCGAATGCGACGAGCATGAATTAGAGTGTTCTAATGTTGTTATTAGGATAATAGAAGGTAAAGCCACTCATGATATAAAATGCCCCTGTGGTAAGTACATGAAGTTGGCAAATCCTAAATCGGGAGTTGCTAGTTTTGGAAGCGACAGTATGGGTAGAGTTCGTTGAGTGTATTACTAAACATAAAAGAATATGACGAACCTGCTATCAAGATTTGTCCCAACGGTTCGGAAGGTGAAATTATCGAGCTCGGTGGGTTACTCATTTGCCTTCCAAAAAGGCCGCCGAAGAAAAACATTGTCGGATATAAAGAACCAGACTCTATGCAAATGTGGAGAAGGTTATCTATGCCGAAGGAACTGTCTCGTATTCGTTCTATGGATGAGTGGGCAGAAATGCCAAGACAGTTTAGAGAGAAGTTTCGTCCATATATCGAGGAGGAGTTTAGGCGTAGGCGTGAGGGTTTTTGGTTTTATAACAACGGTACACCTACATATATTACGGGGAGGCATTACATGATGCTTCAATGGAGCAAAATGGATATAGGTTATCCTGACTATCTTGAGTTCCAACATGAAATCTTTCTACACATGGCTGCATGCGAAGCTGATCCACGTTGCATTGGTCAGCTTTATACTAAGTGCCGTCGCTCTGGGTACACTAATATATGTTCTGCTGTACTTGTTGACGAAGCAACACAAGTTAAAGATAAGCTGCTTGGTATACAGTCGAAAACTGGTAAGGATGCTCAGGAGAATATTTTCATGAAGAAGGTGGTTTATATGTTTAGAAACTACCCTTTTTTCTTCAAACCTATACAAGACGGTACAACTAATCCACGTATGGAGTTAGCTTTTAGGGAGCCGTCAAAGCGTATCACAAAAAACAACAAAACATCACAAACTGGTGAAGCGCTTAACACAGTTATAAACTGGAAAAACACAACTAATAACGCATACGATGGTGAAAAGCTACACATATTGTATTTAGATGAAGCAGGAAAATGGGAAAAACCTACAGACATAAGAGACGCGTGGAGGATTCAGAGGACTTGTTTGATCGTCGGAAGAAAAATCGTGGGAAAGGCTCTGGTAGGAAGCACGGTAAATCCGATGAGCAAAGGAGGAAAAGAGTACAAAGAACTATGGGCGGACTCGAACCCTTTGGAGAGGAACGCGAATGGTAGAACTATAAGCGGTCTATATAGATTATTTATACCAGCTCAGGAGGCTATAGAGGGCTTTTTTGATAAATATGGTCAGCCTGTTGTAGATACACCAGAAGAGGCGGTGGAGGGGATAGACGGTGATATGGTTTCTATAGGTGCTAGGGAGTACTTAAAAAACGAAAGAGAGAGCCTTAAGCATGATCCCTCAGAGCTTAACGAGGTAACGAGGCAGTTTCCCTTTACTACGGACGAAGCTTTCAGGGACAGCATCGAGGGCAGTATATTTAATATAGGCAAGATATACCAGCAGATAGAATATAACGACGAGCTGTTTCCAAACCCCGTAGTAAAAGGCAACTTTATATGGAAGGAGAAAGATAAAGAGGTTGTATTTAGTCCAGACGTAAATGGTAGATTTAAGATAGCTTGGATGCCGCCAGAATCCCAAAGAAACGTAGTGAGAGTAGATAGAGGAAAAAGGGTACCGCCTTTCTCAGACAGAGGATGTGGGGGTGTGGATAGCTATGATCTTGACGCTACGTTAGACGGTAGAGGTTCAAAGGGCGCTTTACATCTTTACAATAAATTTCACATGGAGAACCCATCAAATATGTTTGTTGTTGAGTATGCATCCCGTCCAGATCTTGCAAAGATATTCTATGAGGATGTGTTAATGTGTGCGTTTTTCTATGGGTACCCTATACTAATAGAGAACAACAAATATGGTATAGCAAGACACTTTGAATCAAGAGGTTATGACGGATATCTTATGGATAGACCTGAACATTTGAAAGGCAGCACAAAGACTGTGTCTGTAAAAACTAAAGGTATACCATCAAACTCTCAAGACGTAATACAATCGCACGCTCAGGCAATAGAAGCATACATACACGAACATGTTGGCGTAAACTATGAGACAGGGAATATAGGGAGCATGTACTTCAATGATACACTTGAAGATTGGATAGGATTTAAGATAGACAAAAGAACAAAATTTGACTTAACAATAAGTTCTGGATTAGCTTTGTTGGCTGCTCAAAAAAGCAAGCCAAAGCCTAAAAGCAACTTTACTGAAAAGCAGTTTTTTAGGAGATATAAGGTAACTGGATGATTTACTATATTTGCATAATATGTACGGACAAAATAACGTAAATAAAAAGAACGGTTTTCCCGATCCGTTAGCGGACCAACAAACCAAAGAGTCTGATGCATACGGACTACAGTACGCAAAGGCTATTCACGCTCAGTGGGGTGAAATGAATGAGGTGTCTTCTCTGTATGCTAGAAGAAACAAATTGTTTGATAGGAATAGAGATTATTCTAACGGTACTCAGGACACAACTATATACAAACAGCTTTTAAATTCTTTATCACCAAACAAGGGTGACGGAAGTCTTTTAAATCTAGATTACACTCCAGTACCTATACTCCCAAAGTTTGTAAAAGTAGTCGTAAACAAAACTTTAGCAAGAGACCCATACCCAAATTTAGAGTCTATAGATCCATTATCATCTTCTGAAAAAAATAAGAAAAAGGACAAGATGAGGATGCAGGTAGAGGCAAAGGAGTTATTGAAGTCCCTGAAGGAAAAAACAGGTGTTGTTCTGGATATGGATCCAGATAATATACCAGATACGTTAGAGGAGGCTGAAATATTTATGGATACTAACATCAAAACTGATGCTGAGATAGCTGCTCAGATCGGGACAAATATGACATTATCCTGGAGTAATTTCTCTGACACTACATACAGAAGAGCTGTTAATGATATAGTTACGCTTGGTATGGGTGTTGTTAAAAGAAGAAATGATCCGAATCAAGGTATATCGATAGAGTATGTAGATCCAGCTTCTTTTATACACAGCTACACGGAAGATCCAAATTTTGAAGATTTAGTATACGCAGGCAATGTAAAAAGAATGTCTATACAAGAGCTGAAAAGAATCTCGGCTGGATCTTTTACCGAAGAGCAATACAAAGAAATAGCAGATAAGGTTAAGAATAAAAGAGGCAACGACGCAAACAAGATGTCTCTACAACACTACGATGACCGCCTCAACAGAACAAACTACGGCTATGATGAGTACATGGTCGATGTTCTAGATTTCGAGTTTATATCTGTAGATACTATGTTCTTCGAAGAAAAAGAAAGTAGACATGGTAATAACGGATTCTACTACAAAGGTTTTTCTTATAAGGAAAAGCCTGGTAGTGTTTTTGAAAGAACTGCCCATAAGATGGAGATGGCTGTTGTTTACGGAGGGTGTTACATCTTAGAGGCTGACAAGCTTTTCAATTACGGTAGATCTAAGAATATACCAAAGAACATTCACGATATATCAAAATGCAGGCTTTCATATTCTGTAGCAGCTACTAATATCAGAAGAATGATACCTAAATCTATGGTGGAGAGTTGTTCTGGATTTGCAGACATGCTACAGCTTACACACCTGAAGATACAGCAAGCGATAGCTAAAGCTAAGCCAGACGGTTTGATCATAGATATTGAAGGTCTAGAGAATGTACAGTTGGGTAAAGGCGGTGAACTACAACCTCTAGAATTGCATGATATATACGAGCAGACTGGTGTGTTCTACTACAGAAGCAAGAACCCAGAGGGAGGATTTCAAAATCCGCCTATACGTGAGATAGGAAACACTATAAGAAATATAAATGAGCTCATAGGTTTGTATAATCACTACATGCAGCTTATTAGAGACACGACGGGCATTAATGAGGCTATGGATGCCTCTACACCAAAAGGTGACGCTCTTGTGGGTGTTCAACAGCAAGCTATTAATGCTGGTAATAACGCAATATATGATATCACAAACGCATCAATGATGCTGTTTAAGAGGGTTTGTCAGGATGTTGTTAAGTGTTTACAGATACTTCCATCGGATTCTGTGCTATACAAGATATACACAAATGCCATAGGCGAGGAGAATATGAATGTACTTACTTCGTTTAACGAACTGTCTATGTATAACTTCGGGGTGCAGGTTGTTAAGGAGATGGAGGATAAGGATAAGGAGTATCTGGAGATGAATATACAGATGGCTATACAGCAGCAACAGATTGATTTAGAGGATGCTATGGCCGTTAGAAACCTTAAAGATGTCAATCAGGCGGAGAGGTTACTTATTATACGTAGAAAAAAGAGGATGCAGGAGCAACAGCAGATGGCTATGCAGAACTCTGAACAGCAGGCTCAACAAGCTGCAGCGGCTGCAGAACAAGCTTCAGCAGCTCGTATGCAAGAGCTACAGACACAGGCTCAAATAGATCAGCAAGAGATACAGATGAAGGGCCAGCTTGAAATGCAGCTAGCTCAGATGAAACATGAGTTCAATAAAGAGATTGAAATGATACGAGCTCAGGCTACTCTTGGATTTAAAGAGGATGATCAAAACTTCAAAGAGAAGCTAGATATAATGAAAGAGGATAGGAAAGATCAGCGTCAAGAGGATAATGCAGAGAATCAAATGAAGATCACACAAATAGCTCAGGGTGAAGAACCAGAGCCACAGCAAATGATGTAAAATGGCAAAGATAAATTTCGACATATCAAAAAGACTTGACATCACTGTTAGACAAGGTGATTCGTTTAAACTAGAGCTTACGTTAAAAGACTCCAGCGACAATGCTTTAAATCTTTATGGAGATACGTTTCATCTTCTCGTTCGTAGTGCTAGTCCAGCTGCATTCCCAATGGGAACTTCTGGTTTTATTATGAGTCCAGCTATTATAATACCTGTAGAACAAACTTTAACAGATGATGAAACTACAACAGCGTCTACAGCTACAGGTAAGGTTAAATTTGAAGCATCTGCTGCTGATATGAAGCAAATGCTTGTAGGTGTACATACTTATGATATTCAGTATGTCGATGCAAGTGATACTGTAGATGTTGACGGTAATGCACGAACAATACTTTATGGAAACTTTATAGTTAAAAGCGACGTTAGTGTAGTTACAGAATGAGTATTACAATAAATACAACCACAGGGACTGTAAGCGTAACAGATCCCATTACAATAACGGCAAAAGCTACTGAGTCGTCTGTTATAACAGCTACGGCTACAAAGCCTACAAAATTAAATATAGAGGTTACACTTAATTCAAGATCATTAAGATGAGATATATACTATTAGCTTTATTTTTTATACCGTCTGTTCTTTTCTCTCAGGGTAGCTGGCTAGACGTGCAGGTCCAGACGGACCAATATGCTGGAGAAACATCTTGGGAGATACTTAACGAAGACTCTGAGGTGGTAGCAGTAAGTCCTCCGTATCAAAACAATACTCTTCAAAACCATATGGTATTTCTGCCGTCAGGTGATTATGAGTTTGTAATGATGGATGCTTTTGGCGATGGCATATGCTGTCAGTTTGGAGAGGGTTGGTATAGGATAAGTAATACATGTGGATTAGATACAGCAGTATATGATTTTGACACAGCTCTAGACACTATACCATTTACTCTAAATCCATGTATACCGCCTCTTCCTGGGTGTACCGATCCTGTGGCAAATAACTACAATCCATGGGCTAACATTGATAATGGAAGCTGTAATGTATTTGAATGTGATTCTACAGAAACTTTAGTGTCTATGGATCTCACATTGGATACGTGGCCTGGTGAGACTGGGTTTACATTGGTAGATTTAGCTACTGGTCAGTTCTATGATCAGGTAATACCTGGTGAGTTTGACTTTGGTGACCAGCTTGTCACCTATACTTATAACTTCTGTGTTAGTCTAGGGTTTGAGTTAATATTAGTAGACGAGTTTGGTGACGGACTAAACGGTTATGCGTCAGGCGGTCAGGATGGGGCTTGTGTTATTACAGCCTGCGACAGTGTACTGTGGGAGCTAGAAGACCTAGCATTTACTACGTTTGATGACGGTAATACAATGTATTCTGGACCTATATTCCCAGATCTATGCCCTCCAGAACCTGATGTTTACGGGTGCATGGATGATGATTACGTAGATTATAATCCAGAGGCAACAGTTCAGGATACTTGTGAGACGTTACATACTTGGGGATGTACAGATCCAGAGGCATTAAACTACGATAGCACTGCAACAATAGCAGACCTTGTAGGTCCATGTAGCATACAGATTATCCTTGAGGATGACGCAGCTGACGGCTGGGGTAATTCTACCATAGGTATGGTGCAGGGTGAACAACAGTGGATGTTTACTGTAGGTCCTGGTGAGTTTTTTCAGTCATGGGACATTGTATTAGACTCCGACGAAGAAGTAGATATATATTACTTCCAGGCTGGTAATCAACAGCAATCGTCTCAAGAACTTGCCTTCCAAACACTACACAACTCAGTGTATGTCCTTAATGAAGCTGGAGATACTTTGCTGTCTGAGGGGAGTAATCCTTTTATAAACAACGGACAAGGAGCTCTTCAACCATTTACTGGACCTAACTGGACGGTGTATCATTTCACTCCTTTCTGCGGGGACGGATGTATACCTTATGTATATGGATGCACTGATGAGGCTGCATGTA